CTAGCATTTGATAAGTCGATCGTCGCGTTGCTCTTCAAGAGCGATCCCAGGCGTGCCAGGAATCGATGAAAATGCTGTTGGACTTTCTTATACCAACCCCACGTCTTGCCCATTCGTGCACTAATCCAACGGCCAACCCCTAATTGATAAAAGAGGTTGATGGTTGGTTCAATGCATATACCGCGGCGTCGCCACGCGTCTTTATCGACGGTAGTGAAGCGATTGCCACGTGTATACTCCTCTGTTCGAGGAGCATATTGTGCGTCGACGTAGTTCTGACCGAATCCAGGGGCTACTTCAACATTCCCGATTAAAGGAACATCGTTATAGATCTCTAACCCAGCCGCAGCGTACCGCGACCAAGCTGTAGAGTCCCACGCATGCAAAAAAGCACGCGCATTCGGGGTAAGTGTGTAGTTATTGGACATTTTGTCTGGCACCGTTATCAATGGGCCGACGTCTAAGAACGTGCTGCCAGGACCAAACCGAGGCTCTAGTTGGGATGCCGTTGGGCACCTTCCGAGAACCCTTCTCACTTCTTTACGTATGTCGGAGATAATCCGGCCTACGCCTTCGCCCATGACGTTTACGTCGTAGAGCAATGGAGAGAGAATTTCGTTGGTCTTATAGCACTGTCGTTCGCTCTCCCAGAATGATTCGATTGCCTTAGCCTCCAGGTCGATACCCAAATCGAAATCTGGGTACTTCTTAAAGAAGGCTGCAATCTGAAGATCTCCTGAGAGAGTACGAGGGCATGTATACCCCGCGATAGCCACTTTGATCGTGGTCAACGCAACCCAGTCATCTCTACGTAGCGCAATTAAGGCTTTGTAGGCAACTGGGGTCCCTACGTTCCAGCATAACGCTGTGAACGCCCTACGGACATTACTGTCCAACAGAGGATTTTGTGACATGACGTCCCTTAAGTTAGCTTGGTGCGTAGCCTTCGTTCAGCGAGCTCTTGATGAGAGCACTGTACAGAAGGTTTGCATACTGGGCCACATACTCAGCGATTTCGGTCGCGAGCATGTCTTGGGGGATCAGGTGGGAACTCTCCGAAGAGGCTCCACCGGTTACAGTCACATTTCCTGCAGCATCAAGCCGAGTCTTTGGCCAGATGAACGACGTGCGAGCACGACGAGCTTTGCGGGTTCCGTTATCCATGCAAACCATGGTAAACGTAGGACGCGCAGCAAGTACGGTACCAACAGTTTGGTTCTTCCAGACCGCGGACGACTTGTCGCCTGCAGAGGGAGTTGCGGCGGTATATACGACATCCGTCGTTCCGTCAGCTTTCTTGATGGTGATGTTTGCCATGTTTGGCATAATGATTTCCTATTTATAAAGGTTTATCGTTTTTGTGCCGTTTTAAGGAACTGAACGAGGAGGGATATGGCGTTTGCGCCGCGCTGCCAATGAAAGCGCTCGTAAGCAAAACGTAATTTCGCTGGGGGTATAATCAAGGACCTCGAAAAGTCTTTACGATGACACACCTGACGATAAAACGCCCGCCCTGGCTTCTCGACGTGCGATAACGTTTGGAACGTTAAAGACGACGTTACGGGATCACTAGTTTCCAAACCTACGAAGTCTGTCATTTGGCTTATGACCTGTGACAGATTTGAAAACCAGTCGACAACAAAGGAGAACATTAAAGCCTCATTTATCATCTGTACTGGGTTGACTAAACCCAGCTGATTGGCCAAGAAGAGGTCCGAGTTTTTGACTCGTACATTCAAGCCCATCCGCACCCTACTTTTACAGGTGTGGGTGACTACAGTAAAGGTACCACTGGTATCCCGCAGTTCTGCGGTTGCAGTGCCCGAACCCTCGATTCGCATCCAGGGCTGTTCACGTTGTAGGACGTCAACAGAGTTGTAGGCATCCCCCATTAATGGTTTGACACCGTAAGACCACCAAAGCCACTTGTTACCAAGTGACTTGGCTATCTGCCTCCCGTCAGGGAGGGTAAGATAAGTCCTACGGATCTTGACAAGCTTACCTTTGCCTCGACGCGTCCGTTTCCGGACGGTAGTCTTGACGACAGGCGGAGCTATCCCCATTAACCGAGCAGCTTTCACTAACTCGCCCTTCCGGACTGCTCGCGCAGTCTGAAAGACAGTGACGACGGCGCTTTTTAACATCCCGTAGGTTTCCCTACGTTCAGCGGTTAGCGTTGCTCCTAAAGAGCTCGTGTCACCTAATTTGTCGACCAGACGCTTACGCGCTGTATTCGACGCGGCCCCCAAACTATTAACCCGAACTGAGTCGGAATTAACGTTATTACCCCAGCTCCTATTCACGGTTTCTGACCAAGAATAAGACCCATGGTAAGTAGTGTTGACATAAGGTGGAACTTGCCTGGAGCCGTGGGAGTAGAAGTTTGACTTCTCTCTTCCGGCGGGCCAGAGGATCCTCTTAGATTTCACATACGGGGTGAATGGGGCTACCATCTTTTACCTCTCACGAGGTTGAAGATGACCCCGGGTTATCTTGTATGAAACCCAGATCATGATTTTACGATCTGCATACAAGGGAAAGACACTGGTAGCTAACCAGGGTCTAACCACTCCAATAGTATCAGCAAAAGGGATGATACCCTTAAGACAATAGAAGGCCTAGCTAGGACCCACTCTTTCCTGGATTGGAAGGAGCCTATGTGAAGCGAACGGTTTCCAACCGTAGACAGAATCTCCATGCGATGCATGGAGG